CGATACAGGAAACGCACCGCAGAGTTTTTCGCTTTTTGAGCTGCCCATGTATTCGATCCAGTATGGGCAATGGAATCATGTCGTTGAATCATTCGGCAATGGCAGGCACAGGATTTATCTGAACGGGGTGAAAACCTATGATGCCCCGTACACCAACGCCGGATGGCAGGGAATTGTGTTGGGAGCGTATAATCACGATGGAGCCAACGCCTGCAATAGCAGGATTGACGAGATTGGTATCTGGAACCGCGCACTTTGTGATCAAGAGGCAAGCTGCCTTTTCTATAACGGCCTAGGTCATTTCTTTCCATTTCCCGAAAGCGTAGAGATTTCCATAACCAATCTCTCCTGCACCTATTCCGGCTCGCCATGTCCTGTGGGCGTTACGATTACGCCAGATTGGATTCCATATTCGGTGACATATAACGGATCTACCAATGTGCCAGTCAACTCAGGGACATATGCGGTTAATGTCCAATCTACAGATACTTGCTTCCCTGCATCAGCAAGCGCGACCTTAGTTATCAACAAAGCACCCGCCACAATTTCTGTATCGAATCTGAACAATGAGGGTACTGGAAGCCCGATCTGCGCGAATGTTACCACGAATCCGGCTGGCCTATCGTATGTTGTCACTTACGATGGCAGCACAAATTGCCCATCTGCTACTGGATCGTATTCCTTGGTTGCGACCATTACAGATCCCAACCATGTGGGGCAAACATCGGCAGATTTTAAGATTATCTGCTATCCGACTCAAATTACCATCAATGCTACGGATCATTATTTCAGCGGATGCCAGTATGCTGCTACGGCCAGTTCAGATCAACCTAATGCACAGATCCAGATTACCTATACCAGCTTAACTAAAAACAACGCTGAAACGACAACCGCGCCGACATTGATAGACAGGTACAGGGTTGTTGCAACTGCTTTGAATCCTTATTGCGGAACTGCTGTTGCATGGATGTCTATCTTTCCAGCCAGCTCTAGGGGAAGCGTATTGAAGATTGCCGATGGGCAATGGAGGTACTGCAATTACGGGTTAGTGTTTACTGCGGGGACTGCCGATGATCTGTATCAGCAGGTTTATGAGTATCGGTTGGCTCATGGATTGAATGTATGCACAACGGTTTCCGATGTGGACGCATTCGTTGCTACGCTTGAGGGACAGCTTCAGGGCAAGGGCTATCTGCAAAGCCTTCCTGATTGTTGCCATGATTGTTGACATGGCTAATAAAACCAGATAATAGTATCGGCATTATGGCATTCACCGCTGGCAATCTTTACACGAACTCACAAGGCAATCTCTACGGGACTGACAAGGGATCTGCTGTGACCAATAAGCAAGCTGTTGCCGAGCCGACAATGACTTGGCTCTGCACCAAAGTCAGCAAGGTGTTCGCTGTATTCAAGAGCAAAAGCGGCAGCCCTAATGGGACAGTTCATCGTCTGCGTATTTACCGCGATCAGCTTGGTCATTTTGTGTTCCCTAGCGGACGCTTTGACGGCGCACCCATCTTTCGTGCTTAATCGGCTACGAGTCTGTAGACTATAGCCAAAAGCAGGAACAGATTTATTAGGCTACAGGCTAAAATTATTTTGATGTCGCGCTTCATTTCTTTTTGGTCTTTGGGATGTCACGGCTGAATGCGCGGCCATAAATTGTCTTGAGCCGGATATTCTCTGGCAATTCCTGAACAAAGACACGCAATCGCATGGCATATTCAGGAGTCATTAGCTTGATCAGATGGCTAAATTCCTCTCCGGCAGCGGCCAGCTTAGTAGCCTCGACATAACTATGTGATTGCAACTGATCGTATTGTGAATACATGATGGGTGATCTTATCAGATCAATTAACAATAACAACGAATGAATGAGAACGGATACAGGATAGAGCCACCAGCATCGCAGAGGATTTACTACAAACACGCTCTGAAGATCAGGGCGGAGGCAGACCGCGACGAGGAGATGGGCATCCTGTATGCCGCGCAATATATCCTGCTGAACACGATTACGAATCCTGTCCAGATTGACGAGATCGACAAGCCAATGGCTGAAAACGTAGTCCGGCAATATGTGCAACACTTGTTGGATTGGAATCACTTTGAGGCAGGCGCGACGATCTTATGGGGGCCGGATGTCTACGACTGGAGGCCATCGTCAGGCAGACAGGTGTGGCGTTGCCTATTTGAGAACGATCAGGTGTTGGTGCAGGGAGCCGGAGCTATGGGCAAGAGCTTTAGCGCAGGCGCATGGTTCTATTTGGATTGGTGGCGTGATCCTGCTTATACCTGCATCAAGGTCATCTCGCTGACGAAAGAACACGCAGAGCGCAACATTTTCGCCAACATCAAGACATTCCATCGGACGGCTCTTGTCCGGCCATTGAGTGATCAGGAGGATAAAGCGACGAGCATTCAGGTCAATTCGGACAGCAAGAATGGCATCCAGCTAGTTGCTATCCCTCGCGGAGAGTCTGGGCATGGAACTCTTCGCGGATATCACCCAACACCTAGGTTTGGTGCAGAGCATCACCTCTGGGGACGCTTGAGCAGAACCCATGTCGTGCTGGACGAGGCCGAAGAGATCCCTGCCGGAGTCTGGGAAGGCATCAACAACATCATGTCTACAAGCGATAAGAACAAATATCGCGGTCACATCAAGATATTCGGCGCGTCCAATCCTAAAGACAGGACTAGTAGCTTTGGTCAGCGGTGTGAGCCGAAGGCCGGATGGGGAAGCGTGGACTGCGAGGATGACCATGAATGGGAATCCAAAGAAGGCTACCATGTTTTGCGGCTAGATGCGGCAAAGTGCGAGAATGTGATTGAGAAGCGGATCGTCTACTCCGGCTTGCAGACCTACGAAGGATTTATGCGGTACATGGGAATGGGCCGAACAGCGGAAGCCATGACGATGGCTCGCGGGTGGTTCCCAGAGGAAGGACAGGCGATGGGCATCATCACTCCGGCCATGATGGACAACAGCATCGGTAATGTGCGTTTTATCGGGCCTGTAGTGCCGCTGGCGGCGTTTGACTTGGCTCTGGAGGGTAATGACCAAGTAATGTGTTCCTATGGCCGTTTTGGGCTTTCTGACGGCTGGACACCGCAATCCGGCAAGTTCATTGAATTCCCGAAGCCAAGGGTGGTCTTGCAGCTTGACTCCCAGATCCCGTTCCCCAAGAAAGCTACGCTTGAGCAGACGCAGGCGATCATCAAGTTCGCCAACCAGATGAAGATCGGGCCGAACTGGATCTGCGTGGATCGTACAGGCAACGGCGCAGGCATCCATGACAGCCTGTGTACCCTGTTTGGCAACGAGGTCATGGGCGTGAACTACTCATGGGCTGCAAGCGAGCATCACATCCTTGGCGATGACAGCCAGAAGGCTAACGAGCTTTACAACGGGGTCGTTACTGAATTGCTATTCGGTCTGGCGAAGTACTTAGAGTTTGAGTACCTGAAGATCAGCCCTAGCTTCCGCAATGAGGAGTTGACTCGCCAAGCAACAGGCCGGAGGTACAAGCAGAAGGGCAAGGGGCTGGTCAGGGTTGAGAGCAAGGGCGAGTATTGCAAGCGTACCCGTAGCAAGTCGCCTGACGCGCTGGATTCCCTGTCGCTGCTTGTCTATCTCATGCGCCTGCGTGGAGGGGCTGTCGCTACGATGACCGAGAAAAAGCCGGAGCCTCGCCAGCGTGTCAAGAGCCTGCAATCAATCGTTGACTCAATGGAGTTTGTTGATATGAGTGATTGATTCACATTCATACATTTATGTTCCAAAAACCACCGCCGACACCATTCAACATCATATCTCTTGGCGCAGGAGTTCAGTCTTCTACAATGCTCCTAATGGCAGCGCATGGGGAGTTTGATGTAGTTCCTGACGCAGCAGTATTTGCTGATACTCAAGCAGAACCAGCAAGCGTTTACAAATGGTTGGATTGGCTTGAAGAAACAGTCTCTAAATGCCCTAATCCAATACCTATTCACAGGGTTACAAAGGGAAGCCTGACGGATGAGGCATTACATAAACGAATAACCAAAGACGGAAGAAAGTATTGCCGAACATTGATCCCTTTTCATACCAAAAGCGAAGATGGAAGCAGGGGAATGACAACAAGAACCTGCACATTTGACTTCAAGATTACTCCGTTGATTAAATTTGCGCGTGAATTTGCAGGCATTCCACGCGCTTGCAAAGAGGTAAAAGTTACACAATGGATTGGCATTTCTTGTGATGAGATCCAAAGAATGAAGCCATCTCGTGACAAATGGTGTCAGCATCGCTGGCCTTTGATTGAAAAAGACATGAAGCGATACCATTGCTTGCTTTGGATGGAAAAGCATGGCTATCCGCTTCCTCCTCGTTCAGCGTGTGTTTATTGCCCATTTCACAGCAATAAAGAGTGGAGGAGGCTAAAAGAGCAAGAACCGCATGAATTTCAACGAGCAGTTGAGTTTGAACGGGCGGTTGTATCAGCCAAGGCTGATACAGATAACTTTAATTCTATTCCGTTCCTGCACCCCTCCTTGATTTCTTTAGATCAAGTTGATTTCTCCACAGACGAGGAAAGAGGGCAGGGAATGCTCTGGGGGAATGAGTGCGAAGGAATGTGCGGAGTATGAAGTCATATACTCTTTACAAGTCCGAGGAGGTTAACGATTTGTATGTCTCTAAAGCAAGAACGATTTTTGGAAGAACAAGATATACATCAAATGTAAACGATGGCCCTGTTTGGCAAACCATGAGAAAAGTTAGGTTGAATAAATACCATGACTTGATGAAATGGATTTCAGAGAAACCAAGCTGTAAAATTGGTTGCGTTGATTGATATTGTTGATATGTCTGATTAAGCAGATCCACAAGTGTGGAACCCTGTTACGATGTCGCTCGCGGGGTGGGGAAACCTTGTGGGCGGCATCAGCAATACCCTGTAGTGTAA